TCAATATCCATGACTGAGCGCAGTTGTCCGTTGAGTTCTCGCCCGCCTGTAGCCCACCAGCGGGCGAGATCTATGAGTTTTTTTCGCGTACCTTCTCGCCGCCCTGACTGGCTTTGTGTGCGTCAATTACCGCGTCGCGAATCATTCGTTCTTCCAGTAACTTGCGCTTCAGATCATCGCTGTAGGGCAGCGGCTCGCCGTGCTCGTCGGTCAGGTCATTGCCCCAACCCACCCAAATATCGGCATAGAGCGCTATTTGATAATCGGCCACCATCGTGCCAACCCTAAATTGCAGGGTGGCGGCGTCATCGGGTTCTGCTGATTCAGCGGCGCCGGTTAATGCGTCCTGGTCAGCCTGGTTGCGCTCTTTAAGCCGGCTCATCATCTCGCGGCTTTCGCTCAATGAAATGTGTTTGAAGATGCCGGTAAAGCGGTGAACTTCAAATTCGCCTTCGCCAGTGACGGGGTTAACCACCGGCACTTTCACATCCACCGGCCACTCATAGGTGTCCAGCGCTTTAATCGAAAAACCCACTTTGCTCATGTTGTGCTCCTGGTTGTTAAGTAACGGTTAAAACAGCCTTTACCCACTGTTAACGGTGGGTAAAGCTGTAGTCATTGCCCTTGGCGGTGGGGATAATTCCGCAGGTTAAAGTGAGGTACGAAATACCCTGCTCAAACGAGCCAGCCACCGTTTGCACATCCACATTGGGGGCGTTGAATTCAAAGATGCGCCCGGCATGGGTGACATCAATGCCGTGCTGCATGGCCAGTGCACCTGTGGTGCCCGCACGGGAGATCTCATACCAGTCGGCAACGCTCAATTCGTCTTCGCGGATTTTGATAGACGCGGTGCTATTGCGGGCGGGCAGAATCACTTCCTCTTGCCCTGTCAGCGCCAGGTACTCGGGCGGTTGTCCTTGCTCGAAAGAGAACGTGGCGGCATTGAGGGTTACGCCATGCAGGGTGAGCACGGGTACGGTTTCCTTATTCCAGGGCAAGGGCTTGAGCAAGGTGCTGAAATCCACACCTGTCAGGCCACCAACCACTTTCACCGGCGCGGTATACAGCCCTGCACCCCGAAAGCGCAAGCGGGTGAGCTGCTTGGTGCCCGCCTCAAGGCTGAGGGTGCCGCGCAAACCGCGCACGGCGTGTTTGTGCTCGCCTTTCATGTACCAAATGGTGTTGCTGTCCTGGTCATCATCGCTGAGGGAATACCCCACATCGGTGGTGGCGGTTATCAACTCGCTGTGGCCAGCGGCTTTATAGAGCGCTGCAAAATAGGGCGGCACATCCACATCGCCAGATCCAGACAGCTCAAAAGCAAAGTCAACACTGCACCAGGTGTTAAGCCTTACACTGCCCTGGTTGCCCAGGTAGCCGGTGTAGTTGTTGCGCTGGGCAACGTCGCCCTCCAGCACATTCACGGTGATGTCCTGCACCATGATGGCGTTGGCGCCAGCCAATCCCGGATCTACGCCGTAGGTGACTTCCAGTTTGGCGGCAATCAGTTGTTCCTGTTCACGCAATACAATAGGCATGATTATTTAGCCTCCGTTGATGGTTGAGTGGGCTTGCGGGTTTGCACCAGGGCACCCGTGGTGGGGTTGAATGTGTAATCGCCGCCCTTGCGCAGTTTCGCCCGCTGCTCAGGCGTGGGTTTTTTTGGGGTTGTGGTTTTGTCTGACGCAGAGACTGGGGGCTGCTCAGGCTCTTTTGATTTAGTCATTGCCTACTCCTTCGTAATAGGTATGTGTGCGAAATTCCTGCTGCCAAAAAATCGTGTAATCCTTCATCGCCACCAGCCCGCCTTTGCCGATTTCCATAGAGTCGTAATCTTCTGTAGGCACCCAGCCGTGGAGTTTTTCGCGTAACCGCAGTTTCAACAGCTCCAGCAGGGCGTTGCCCTTTTTGCCGTAGGGGTCGGTCATGTCTTTAATGGCAATAATCACCGCAAAGCGAATCGTCATCCCCTGCAGAGGGCGGGCAGCGCCGGTGTAACGTTGGTTTTCGCCGGGGTCATCGGTGAGTGGTACAACAAATGCCATCGGGCTAACGGGCAACGGCTTGAACTGTATGGCTGCCAGGTCGAGCGCACCCTGAACAGATTTAAAGTCGGCAATTTCCACAATGCGGCCTTCCACCAGCGGCAGCAACAAAATGGGGTCAGCCACTTAAAAGCCCTCCCATCCAGTCGGTGTGCAGCTGCTGTAAATCGCCTTGAATTTCTGGCGTCATGCCCAGTGCCGGGCGGGCGGGCAATGTGGTGGCGTGGTTGCGTCCTGTTTTTCCGCCGTGGTGGTGAATAGCGGCATAAATAGTATTGGTGCCAATTTCAGCCATTGTGGCGTTGGCCTGGTAGGTGTAGCTCTGAAAGAGTCGGCGGCTGTCCTGCAGGGTTTTTCCGCCTTCTTTTTTTGCCCGCTCAGACGTCTGCCAGGGTTTGCCCCCTGGCGTTTGTTCCTGCATAAAATTTTGTAAGGTTTCTGCCAGCACATGGTCGCCGACCTGATCCATAAATGCCCGGCTATTGCCGTTAATCGCGCGCGACAAAACACGCTCGGCATGGTCAAAATCCGCCTGATTGACCTTTAGCAATACCCCTGTCATCAGTAATCGCTCCAGGCTATGCAAGACGGCATTGTGCCCACCAGGCGGCGCTGATCGGTTGCTGTGGCTTCGGCTTCGGCACTGCCGCCGATTTTGGCCAAACCACGGGATACATCCTTCAGCCAGTACATTGCCTCTTTATAACGTTCGGCAGTGATTTCATCCGGGCCATTAATCATCATCTGATGGTAGGTAATATCCTGCGCATACACCGGCAGTGCCGAGGCGTCGATCTGCTCCTGGGTCAGCGGCAACGCATATTTGGCCTGTATATAGCTGTCAATTTTCACAGCGGCGCTGTCGATGCGTTCTTCTATCCAGGCCAGGGCATCGGCTGCCTGCTGTTGTTCATCTGCGGTATAGCCCGACAAATCTGCGTCGCTAATCGCGTCTTCCAGCAGTTGCGCGGCGATCACCTCGCCCAACTGTGCAGAGCACAGCTGGGCCAGAGCGTCAGCGCCAAAGCGGAGAAGTGATTGTGGAGTTGCGTAGGCCATTAATTCATCCTGATAAAAATCAGCGTAGCGGGAGGGTCAGGCCCGCCACGCTGTTGCATCAACCTCTACTGCCTGCCCGGTGGTGATGCAACACAGGGCGAGAGAGGGAGAACACATAAAAACTCAGTTGCCGTCTCGCGCTGCCTGAAAGGCTTTCCAGGCTTCGTCGCGCTCTGCGGCAGATATTTTGTGGTTAAGCACATCAGACAAATAGTTGGCATCGGGCAAATTGCCTTTCGTCCACTGCTTGTCGTTGCCCGGTTCCAGCTTGCCAATGGCGTCAACAATCTGTGCCTGGGTAACACCCTCTGCCCCACCAGTACCGGCGCCAGCCGTGGCACCGGATTTTTCATCGGCATCACTGCCTTCGCTCTGGGGGGGTTGATCAGGGTCGGCAATGGGCGGCTGCGACATAGCCAGAAAGCGTTTTGCCATAGCATCATCCAGCTCCACAGTGCCGGATTTGGTGATCACCCCACCAACACTGATGGGGCTGAGTACTCGGTATGATTTGCTCATCAACATTCTCCAACCTCAGCGGTTACTGAACACCGCTAATCAGGTAACCGGCGTTCATCGCGGTAATGTAAGGGCGGCGTTCGTACTCAACCGGGTAAATCCAGCTTTTCACGCTTTTATCGAAATAGGCCTCTTCAACCAGTGGCTGGCCTTCGCCCACATAGGTGTAGCCATAGCTGGGTTCTTCGATGGTTTGGGCATTCATGGGCACATAGCACAACAGCGCCTTGCTCCAGATGTCGGTAAAATCGGCGTCTTCGGCAGTGGCATACACGCCCTGGCCAACCACCACTTTTTTAACGCCCAAAAACTGAGCGAGCATATCGGCGGTAACAGACTGGCTGCTGGTGTACTTGAACTGCTCTTTTACCTTGGTGTTGTTTTGAGCGCCCTGAAACGCGGTGTAAGGTATCTCCAGCATATTCGGCTCTACACCAATGCTGGCGCGCACAGCAGCCTTACCTGTGTCTACAGCGGCCTTAATATCGGCTGCGGGGTCTGTCCAGGCCGTGCCGAGGGTGACCTTATGATCGGCATCGTAATTGGCGGCGTTTTGCGCCAGCTCTGCCTGTTCAATCTCCAGCGCTCGCAAAGCAACACGCATGGCGCTGTTAACCGCACGGGTGCCCAGGCTGATATTGGGCACCTGTTGGGCATCGCGCATCCACTCGCGGGGCACCTGGCCTTCCAGCGCATCTTGCAATAAGGCAATGGGGTCGCTGGCGTAGCCAAACTGCACACGGGCTGTTTTGGCGCCAGGGCTGCGGCGCAGCTGATATTGCAAAAACGCCTCCTTGCCAAAACGGATAATCCTCGCGCCGGAATTGGGGGATTCAACAATGGGAAACAACTGGCTGCCGATAAACTCCGGGTCTTTGTACCCCAGCGCCACTTTCGACAGAATGGGGTCAACAACACGGACGGCTGAACGTGACATAGGCATGATTAATACTCCGTTAAAATACTGCTATCAGTTAGGGATGAGAATGCACTGAATCAAATCACCGGCAGCGCCTGCAGCCTCCAGCGCCCTGGCCACAATAGGGCCAGCCGTTCGGGTAATGCCGCGCCCGGAGGCATCGGTTTCAATCAGCGCGCCAGCGGCAACCGCCGCACCGGCCTCAACAGAAACCACACCCAGGGTGTCAATGGTGGTGGCCTCGTCAGTGCCGTCGTAAGCGGCAACACCCAATACATTCTCGGCGGCGCCCGCCTGGGCGAAATCCGTACCCACAAAGCGGTGCGACAACACCGCGCCAACCACCACAAGCGTTATTGGGCATACGCCCAGGTTCACTGCACCTTTAGCCATGATCATTTCTCCTCAACAGCCAGCACGGCTGTTACATAGTCCACGTTGTGTTGTTTCATGTAGTCTCTGGCTTTTACATCCAAAGCTGCACGTTCGGGGTTCACGGTATGGCCGTGGTAATCGCTGGCGGGCTGGCCGGGGTTACCAGGAGGCTGGCTGTTGGTTTCGCCCAGCTCAATTTGCTTGCCCGTAGCGGCCAGAAAGTTGGCCATAAATGCAGCGGGGGACTTCTTTTCTGTCCGACCGTCGGACACACTGAACTCAAAGGCAGCGGTGTCCTCTTCAGGCAGCGATGCCAGAAACTCAGCCAAGCCGGGAGTTTGCGCAGGCAGCAAGCGACCCTCGCCGACCAGGCCGATCACAAGCGTCTCCGCCTCGGTTTTACGCTGAGCAAAGCGCAGCTCCTGCTCACGCTGCTGGGCTTTGGTCTGTTCGACCGCCAAGGCGGCATTCACAGCGGCATCAATATCCGCTTGGGTAAACTGTTTATCTCCAGGCACAGGATCACCTCCAGGTGTGGTGTCATCATCGGGGTCGGTTTGGGAATAAAGGGATTGCTGGTTATCAGCCATACTGCCCAGGCTGTTGCCAGCCTCGGCAATGCTGTCGATTTGATACGAGGGAATAACCCGGTCTGCGGTTTCCAGATCGTGCTTATCAATCAAAAATTCGCGAATGCCACGCATCACCCGCGCAATGCTTTCAAGCCCCCAGCCGGTACGGCGGGCAAGACGGGTTTCGTCAATGGCAAATTCAAAAATGTCGTCATCGGCAGAAAACTGAATTTCGCCCAAGCCCTCCACCGCCGGACGTTTGGCACCCAAAAAGCCAATGTGGCGCAAAGCCCAGCCGTCGCCCACCGGCTCAATGGAAACAGAGCGTTTGGGGAACATTTTCTTTTTAACGGCAGTTTCAAACTCGGACACAACATCTTTGCCCTTGGCAAAAAGAGTGTCGCCTTCGCGCTTTAACCCGTCAGTCCAACCGTAGGCCGGGTCATTGTGCTTGGGGTGACCAAAAACAAAAGGCGCCGCATTGGTGTCATTGTGATTGGCGACAATGGAATCGAGATCCGCTTCAGTAAAGGTGCGCTTGCGCCCCTTGCTGTCGGTTTGTTCGCCAGCGCGAAACACCGGGAACCAGTCCGAGAGACCGGCGAAATCGAAAGAGCTATGTGAGGGATTTTGTCTGTTCATGGAGCCAGCATAAAACTGACGCCAAAACAGATTCAGCCCGAAATATTTCGTGGTGAGGATTTTTTGGGAGGGAGGCTAGAGTGTAAACCGCTTGTTACAACCAGAGCAAGACGCTATCAACTAACCCAGCTGGAGAAACCGACCATGTACTGTTAAAAGCCACCCAAAATGCAGACCTTTTAGAAAGCCCCTAGAATCGCTTCTAAGGGCTTTTATTTTTAGGGGTATGATGGCGCGTCTTTTTTGATTGCGGCGTTTTTAACACCCTTTAACGGGGGTTTTAACAGTGGTTTACGCAACCTCATAGATATTTAGGTCTTGAGGAATTAGTAATCCTGGCGAAGGGATAAGGAGCTCGGTTCCTATTCTTTTCGTTTCCACGCTGTAATTAAGATGGAAATTAAACTGCTTCATACTTGTGTATATTTTAGAAATTGCTTCTGAATTATCATAGGTAAGCAACCAGTTTCTTTTTAATTTTTTTAGATGTGCAGCTAATTGGATATGGTCATCATGTGTATAAAAATCCGTATACAAGCTAGAACCCTTGACATAATAAGGTGGATCAATGCAATACAGTGAATTCTTTGGAAGGAGTTTTTTCGTTTCGTCTATAAAGTCTATAGCGTCAAGATTGTAAAGATGGATTCGATGCTTATATTTTGCAATTCTCCTAATTTTATCAATGAGCGCTTTTTTGTTGAACCGGCAATCTATCTTATATTTGCCATCTTGCTTTAACCCTCCGATCACGCCAGCTTTTTTAATGACGCCAGAACGGTTGGTTCGATTCAAAAAGAATGTTGCAAAGCCTAGCTCTAATGGTGAAGCCGAACTTCTATCTTTATGTATTCTGACTTGGTTTCGCCATTCGTGAACTGTGACATCTGTGGACTCAATTAAACTTACGAGCTCTTCAGTCTTGTTTAGAACTGAATCCCAAAAGCTCCATATTGAGATATCCAAATCATTAATATAAATCTCGTGAGCAAAACCCCTGAATAGCATGGTTAAGGCCAAGCCGCAACCTCCCGCGTAAGGCTCAGCGTAATGACATCTTTCTAATCTATTTTCAGTAATGATTTCTGAAATCATAGGCCAAATAGCTGATTTCCCACCTGGGTATCTAAGCGGTGATGGTGTGCTAGCCATTAAAATGTCTCTGCTGTAGTTATGGTGATCCTACCAAAAAAATGCTGGAGGACACAGATTGGTTCATTAGATTTTTTCCAGCATGAACTTGATAATGGATTCTATATTATCGAACTCTCTCTTTAGCTCTCTGGAGTTTGGATATACTCCCCCATGAGCATTTGCACCCAAGGATTTTGGCGATAAAACTTTTTCTTCATTTGACTGTATAGTTTTTAATGCACCTAACGCATTTTTTTCTGCTTTAGAAAGTGAATCAGCTTCAAGGATGGCAATAATTTTCATCAATAAAACATGGATTTTGTCTTTTCCTTTAGTCTTTCCCGTTATTTTTTCGTAATATAGTTCGTAGATATTTTCAAGAAACACCCTAGCAAGCATCGCTCCTGCTAAAGGAAATTGGTCAATCTCTAATGTTCTTAGTTCGTCAAATATTTTCTTAAGATTTTTTTGGTGTAACCGTAGCCTGAAATCTGACGGAATGAGATATTTTCTAGATTCAGGATTTCTGTTGTTACGGCTCTTGGTGTCTTTGGGCTCTATAGGACTATTGTTAAATTTAGGTTTTTCTGACTTATTTCTATCCTCAAGCTTGCGAGATGTTTGAGTCAATTTCGGTGCAATTCCATCTTCAATTAGTTCTCTTGCATATTCCTCCCAGGCCTTTGCATCTGTTCGCGAGCTTACCTTTTTTCCATCTATGAGGTCGGTGATAAATACCTCTAAAGCCTTGTCGAACTGGTCAAAGTCACAATTAATTTTTACACCAGGCTCACTTCTAGAGCTAACTATTCCCATTGTCTTGCGAAAGTAAGGGTTTCCCAAATAACGCTGGGCTGTAGTGATAATTCGATTTTCATAACTTTTGTCGAGCATCCCTTGTTCAGCCGCATAGTCAATGAGAGATACAGCTAGGGCGTTTCGGCTCCCTTTGGCACTCTTTCGTGAATAATGTCGATCTTTCGCTTTTGGATTCCAGTTTTTTGGACCAATGCCATCCTGCTCTCCTTGATGTTTTCTTTCAATCCAAACGTCGGCCTCTTCCCGGGAATCAAAGACAGTACAAATAATTCTCGATGGTACAAAGTTTGACTTTTCAGCCCAACGAGCAAAACTAGCCGCTGAAGAAGGATGTTTGCTTGGGTCGTTTAGGAGCTGTAAAGCGCAGAGACGTCGATTTCCTTCTATAGCAATGTAATGACCGTTTTCTGATTCTATTACTGCGATATTTTCGATTGGACTAAGTCCATTTTCTGCTATGTCTTTTCCGAGTTGTTTGATTTTTTCTTTACCGACCAAAAAATCTATTATTTTATGCTGGTCAGGCAATGGGTCATGTCTGGCATTGATGGAGTCTAAATAGATATCTAAGACTTCAAGTTCTTTTTGGTGAATCATAAAGATCCCTCTTTAAGTGGTTTTACTTAAGGCAGCTCAACCCCAGCCACCCCATACGCATATTTCACAAACTCCGCAAGGTCATCCTCATTTGCCTGGTAGTGCCAGGCAAAGCCAATCAGGGCTTTTAACTGGCTGGCGGAGAAACTCAGGCCAAAGCGATTTTGCACGTTCAACGCTGCTGTCAGAGCGTCTTCGGGCTTGCTGTACAACTTTTTAGACTCGCCAGCAGTCCCTGCAATACCGGGGGGATTTCGCCTGCCCGTGATGATATAGCCGGTATCTGCCCCTTCAATATCCAGTGCTTCGAGCTTATCTGCTGGGATGTTGCCCTTTTCTATCCAGTTATAGACGGTGCCCTTAGCCACGCCCAATAGCTTGGCAACCTTCACAGGCCCGCCAAGTCTTCGCACCTCGTCGTCCAGCCTTTTTAATAAATTGACCATATTCATCTTGACTTCTATCTAAATGGTCAATATATTGACCACACAAGGTTAGGAATTTGAACCAATGGCAAACAATCATAGCACCAAAATTATCAGGGCGATATTAGAAGCCCCCAATCTCGCCCACCAAGACATCCTCTATGCACTTCAGCTGGCGGGAAGCTCTGTTTCGCGGGTAGCCGTCAGTTGTGGCTGTTCACCTGAATTCGTCTACATGGTGATTAAAGGCGACAAACGCTCCTTTGACGTTGCCACCTATATCGCCGACAAGCTCAACACCACCACCACCCGCCTGTGGGGCGATGCCTACAACTACACCCCGCGTACCGGCAAACAACAACCACTAAAGACAGTGGCTAACGCATAGCCACAAGGAGAACTGTAATGGTCATAAATCCACTAATCGCCACCCGCCTCTGGGATGAACGGCAGCGCCTCAATTTGAAACAGACTGAAACAGCATCTTTGGGCGGCGTTAGCCTCGACCAACAAGAGCAGTACGAGGCCGGAAATCTCCCGCTCAACGACGACTACCTGCACCGCCTTCACCAAAACGGTTTTGACGTTCTGTACATCCTCACCGGCATAAGACCCGCCAACCACACCACCGAGGTCAAGCGCAGCCCCGCGCCAACATATGCCGACAATCAGCGCCTTCAGCATTTGATTCGGCAAACGTCGCTGCTGCTATCCCTGGTGGTCGCACAGTTAATTGAGGCTGCCGAGCAGACACGGCTCAACCTGAAAACACTCGATAACGAACTCAACAAGGAGCAACGTTAATGTCAAACCTGATCGAATTTATCCCGGCTCATGTGCGGGAATACCTGGAAACCCAGGAATCCCCCATTCACCA